GCAATGGTTCGGTATTATTTATCATGTAATCATACAAACATAATAGTCGACGATAGTGAGTAGAATCTTTATCTGAAGAATTCCAAAAAAGCCTTGATGATGGTATTCAATCATCAGATATCATTAAGTCTTATAAGAATCAATCAGGTGGATAGCCTCACATAAAGATTCAGCAAATTCCTTTAAAGGAACGTCTGTAGTGTTTGATGCACTTTTTAAAATAGCCTGTTTGATTCGCTCTTTATCGATATCAGACAGGTTTTTTTCTACTACTACAATATTTAAATCTTTAGGATTTCCTAGTTGGTCATTCAAAATGACTTGCTTAATTATTTCGTAATTTTTGTTTGTCATATATTCTCTCCGTGTTTATTACTATTCCATAACACACTTAATAAATGAATTTTGGAATAGCTATCGTCTCTCCGATATTGTCACGTTCTTATAGCCACGTTTGCTAACTTCTTTACATTAAACTGCAAGCTATCCGATTCACTGCCTGATAGTGATTGCAGAATATGTACACGCTTGTGGTTCAGTTGCCGATTTGCTATCACAGCAATTCTTCACTTAAGACTAAACGTTTATTAAGCTAACAGGGCTTTCAATCTGTTATTTCAGCGACCGCACTTAATAACCGCCAAGCGTATTTTTAATTAGATTGTTAAAGAGCGTTGAGATGTGTATCTCGTTTTGTTGTGGTTATTAAATCAAATATTTATACAAATGTAAATATATAGTTTAATAAATAAATATTAAATTTATTTCATTTATAAATATATAGTTGATTTTCAAAGAAAAATATTTTTGAAATTTTTTGATTAATTGCTGAATTTGTGAGCTATGTCACAGAAAAGAAGGGGGGCGCGTCAAAAACAAAGCACAAATGGATTAGTGAATCAAAAATTGGGCAATTTGATTAGCTAATGAATTTAGGGTAAAGAAAAACCGCCATGGCGGCGGTTTATATTTGCGTTAGATCAAGTGGCAAGTATGGCATTCCAGATACTGGAATGTTTGAAAAAGATAATAAGTTTTTTGCTGTGGTTATAATGTAAGGGAAAAAACTCATTAACAGCTCTTTTTCTTTTTCTTTTAGATAATTAAGTTTAATGCTTCCTTTCTCTATATGAAAAGCCATCTTTAGTTCTAACTTACACTCTGGCGAAGTAAGCTCTAAATCCGTTATTAATGATATATTTTCTTCCTTAGAGAGTTCATCAGGAATAGAAACACCAATAATAATTTTCCCTTCATTCGTGACCTCTTCATTAGTATCATTATTTTTAAAGCTACTTAATTGAAATGAATACGAAATTATAGCTTGATCTATGATTTTAAATTTCATAATAACTCCTGTATTGATGTTTTAGAGCTACTTGATTGGGAGCTAGTAAAAGTCCATTGTGTTAGTTGATGTCTAAAGCTTTCATTATGATTCCAATTAAATTCAAATACAGTGCGTGCCAAATTCTTTGAGAGTTCATGCGAGTATTTGTCAATAATTAAATCAACAGCTTCATTCATTAATGAGTTTAATGAAATGTTTGATGCTGTAGCTAAAAATGATAATTTTTGATGCTTTTCCGATGTAGTACGAATGTTAAATGTACCAGAACAGCTTTTTTGTGGTTTTATTCCGCGTTCTTTGCAGTCATTTAAATAATAATCTACGGATTCTCTAAATGCGCTTTCTAGATCTGGAAAAGTCTCGGCTTCATAAGTAATAAGCCCATTTATATGCAATAATTTGCCAAACAAGATCTTATCTTCTTGGGAAATTTCTGCGCTTCCTAGAAAGCCTTTGTATTGCATAATCGTCATATTTATTCACCTAAGAGTGTTTTTAATTCGTCCAATGCTTCTTTAATTTGCTTAATTGAATATTGTTTTAATGTGTTTTGCGGATGAGGTTTGTGTATTATGATTGGAAAATCTAATACATCATGAATAAACTTAACGCGAGAACCATTCCCCTGAACCTCATTAAAACCTAAACTAGTTAAGAGTGTTTTCAAGTTTTCCCATGTAAAGTCTGTGGGAGGAGGAGTTTTATAAAGTTTATCTCTAAGTTTTGTAATTTTACTCATCTGTAACTAACCTTTAGTTGCAAATAAATCATAACATAGTTTTTCTTCATGATGTAATATTTTTTACCTAAAAGTGTGTTTTTGAATCAGTAACAAAGGGGACATAAAATGTAAAGCTAATACAGCAGCTTATTTACTAATCCAACTAATCACAAAGCACAGACCACCAGAAGACTTTGCTATCAACCGCCGCGCCAGACTTGACGACCAATAATTTTTAATTCGCCCAATTGCTCTTCACCTACTTCAATAGGCTTATATTCAGGATTAAAACTAAGCAGTGTGATTTTGTCGCCATTGCGTACAACTTGTTTGATATAGAAATTGTTTTTATACGTTAAAGCGTAGATCTCACCATCAACAATATCTGTATCGTGAATATTCACAATCACAGTGTCCCAATCTTTTAAAACTGGATACATACTATGCCCACGAACAAACATCGCTTTACAGCTTTCTGGTGTTAAATTTTTTTGTTTAAACCAAGCTTTTCTAAATAATAAAGGCTCATCAGATTTTCTTGGTATCCATTCCACAATGCATCCCTTTCCAGTGCCAGCGGATAGTTTTACATCATATAAATCAATCTCAATATGCGAATCGCTGTAATCTTTATCTTCTATTACTGCAACCTCATTTTTATCAAGAATGTCTTCGCTACCTAATAACCAATTCACTGAATAGCCGTATTTTTCGCAAATCAATCTAGCTGAATCAATACCTATCTTCCCATTTTTAAACCAATTATTTACAGCTTGGGGAGTTTTGTTTGATACTCTGGCTAACTCCGCCTTACTTACTCCAGACTCATCTAATATTTGCTGTAATCGCTCAACGACAAGTTTATCTCTGTTATCCATATAATCCTCCATTATTGAAGTGTAAATAAAATATTTACTTTTGCAATAAACTCAATATTTACATATATAAATTTATGATTTATTATTAATGCCAGATTCAATCAACTAAATATTGAGGTATTTATGACACCTATTGAAAAGGCAATTCAGGCTGTTGGCTCTCAAGCCAAATTAGCTCAGGCAGTAGGAAAGACATCTCAATTTATTTATCGAATGAAAAGAGCTGGGGGAAAAATTTCTACTCAAGACGTTTCAGCCGACAAATGGAAAGAGGTCACTGGTCTCCCTAAAAGCGAGTTATTCCCTGAATTTCAGGATTAACTTACCAACTAACTAATAAACAATCTTCAAGAAAAGGAATTATTTTTCATGAATAGCAAAGAAATACAGAGATTGTTACACCGAGATTGTAAAAACAGCTCAGGCGGTACTACTTCTCTTGCTTATACGTTAGAGAAGTCGCCAAAAACTCTCGGTAATAAGCTAAATGTTGATCTCGAACAAAACCAGTTGGGCTTTATCGAAGCGATAGAGCTTATCGCAATGGTTCAAAGCAAGAAGACGATCTCAGCAATAGCGGCACAAATCGATCACATCGTTATACCTATGCCGAAATGTGCTGATTGCGGTCAAGACGTTCTAGCAAGATTTCTAGATATTGCGGAATCAAGCGGACGAATTGGCAAGGAGATTAAAAGTGCGGTGAGTTCTGATTCAGAGCTTGGACGTAATTTATCTCAACGTGAAAAACAAAGAATCTTAGCAGAAGTGGAGCAGTTAATTGAGCAAGCTATCTGTTTGAAGATGGAATTGGGGCAATAGCGATGAACGCAGAAGATTTTATCCGTAAAGAACTAAAAGCTGCACTGACGCAGGGGGGGGGCTGACATGGCGATGATCAACAACACGGTTGAGATGTGCATTCTTGAGTATCGTCAGCGCAGTTCGTTTAAGCCTGATGTGATGACGTATTTATTGGATAAAGCCAAGAAATTGGCGAGAAAAAAGAAGAAAGGCAAATAAAAAACCACTGTTGGAGCAGTGGTATTTAGGAAATATAAACCAAGGTGATTTATGAATCAATTATTAAACATTTCAGAACAAAAAGCAACACTCACAATGAGCAGTCGTGAGATTGCGTCATTAATTAATAAAAATCATAGCGACCTATGTCGTTCAATCGAAAGATTAATGGTAAAGGGCGTAATTAGGGGGTATCAGCCAATGGCTTACACCCACCCTCAAGAACACGGTCACAATTACACACAAACCCGTGTAACAAGCAAAGGGATTGAATATATCGCGTCACGTTACGCTTCGGAGTTGATGTTATGAGTACAACTTTCAGCAAATCTAAGAGATTAAAAATTGCAGAAAAATGTAATTGGCATTGCGCCTATTGTGGATTGAAGCTTTCTCATTCAACTCTCGTTATAGATCACGTCATACCTAAATATGATGGTGGTTCAAATGATATATCCAATCTACTGCCTAGCTGTATTTCTTGTAATAGTACAAAAGGCAAGAAAACACTTGAGCAATTTCGGTTTTTTATTGAGTTCCGTAATGCTGTTCCAGAAATGACATTTAATCAATCACAAATGGAGTTTTTACGTCAAAAAGGAGTTCTAGAGCAAATTGGGGATTTTAAGAAGGTTAAATTCTTCTTTGAGGTGGGGTTTTAGTATGAGTGTAGGAAAGTTACTTATTGATGATCAGCCATTACAAGTATTGCCAGAGCTAGCAAAAGCTATTGGTTTGAACGAAGCTATTTTTGTCCAACAACTCCATTACTTCTTAAATATCAGCAAGCACAAATACGAAGATCGTATTTGGATATATAACACTATTGATGAGTGGTGCGAAATATTTCCTTTTTGGTCGAAAAAAACAATACAGAGAACAATTAAAAGGCTTGAGGAAATGGGTTTGATTTTATCTACAAACAAATTGAACAAAATGAAAATGGATAAAACAAAATGGTACTCAATTGCTTATGAAAAAATTGAAGAATTGACTAGTCAAAATGACCAGATGCGATGTGACCAAAACGGTTCATCCATGAGGTCAAAATGGGATGATCGATATAGTCAAAATGACCAGATGTCATGTGGTCAAAATGACCATACCAATAACCAAAGAAAAGACTTCTATACAGAAGAAAATACCCCCTTACCCCCTAAAGTGGAAAACTCAAACGATCTTGAAAATGCGTTTGATGTGTTCTGGAAAGTTTACAAAGCCAAGTTGAATAAATCTGGTGCGTTGAAAAGCTTCAAGTCTGCTTACAAGAAATATTCTCAAAAAACGCAAAAATCCGCTCCTCAAGAGTTTGCAGAAATGCTTGTTTGTGATGTTCAAAAACGCTTATCACTTGGTCAATTCGGATTCGATAAATTACATCCGACAACATACCTGAACAACGCACGCTGGGAGGATGAATACACGCAACCAGCACAATTCAAAGGCGGTCAGCCAGCAAATGACAGCTATCAAGATGACGGTTCATGGGCGGTAAATTCTGTAATTGTTCAAGACGGTGACGGCAAGGTTCGAGTAGTCGATCGCGATTGTGAGGTGGTTCTGTGATGAAGCCAGCAAACCAAATCGCAATGGGCTTAATCGGCTCAGATAAAAACTACAAAGCCCCGCAAATTGTGAGAGCAGAAGTGACGGCAGAAATGAATAAAACGATCGATTTCTTATTCACTCGGCTTAAAACTATTTTCCCAGCTTGGAAGTCAGCATTCTCAAGCGATAGAGAGTATCAAGAAGCCAAAAAGTACTGGCTTGAAACGCTGATCAATGAGCGTATTACAAGCGTTGCTCAAATCAGAATTGGTGTGGAACGCGCTAGAAAATCTGAAAGTCCGTTTTTCCCGAGTGTGGGTCAGTTTGTCGCTTGGTGTAACGACGGTGCACTTGCAGCACAGGGAATGCCAGCACTTGAAGAATTACTTGAGAGAATCAAAGCGTATTCACGCTATCACGGCTTTGATAATCAGCATGAATTTCAATTCAAAAACAACGTTGAGCAATATCTCATCTTTGACCTGTATTGTCGCAATAAAGAATTTGGCTGGAGTGCGGAAGAACTAAGAAAGCACGCAAAAGCATTCTTAAAAGCGACAGCAGACAAACTAGCACGTGGTGAAGAATTGCCAGAGTTAGCGTTAGCACTACCACAAAAAGCTAGCTTTATCTCTCCAGAAGAACAGAAAAAAATTAACTTAAACGGGATTGCACTCGCACGAGCAGCATTGAAAAGGGGTTTTTAAAATATGGAAATTCAATTCAACAAAGACCATTACAGAACGCCAAAATATGTTTTCAACTGGTTAGATCGTCGTTTTTACTTCTTAATTGATGGCTGCGCCAGTGAGCATAACGCACGTTGTCCTAACTACATTGGTGATGGTGTGAATGCAATTGCTGAGGACTTTTTGAACTTTGATCATATTGAACAAGTTATTGAGTTTGCAGAACCAAGTTTGCGTTTCTTTGTCAATCCGCCTTATTCAAATCCATTACCTTTTGTTCAACGTGCAGCGGAATTGATGAAAGAAGGTAATTTAGTAGTGATGTTGCTACCAGCAGACAAATCTACAAAGTGGTATCAGGTGATTCAGGATAACGCCACCGAAGTGATCGACATTGTGGGCGGTCGCATTAACTTCTTACACCCTGTTAGTGGCGAAGAAATAAAAGGCAATAATAAAGGTTCAATGGTGGCTGTGTTTGATCCAACAATGCAAGGTTTTGTTACCCGTAGTGTTTCTTTGGATTTTGTAAAAGAGGTAGGGTGCTATGGAAATTAAAAACCAATTCTTCTTACGCTCAGAACAAGTGCGGTTAAATGCGATTGAATTCATTAAAACGTTACCTTTACCAAAAATCGTAAAAGACGAGAAAGGCAATGAGATAGAAACAAATCCATTAGTGATTGATATTAAGCCAAGAACACGCAATCTCGAGCAAAACGCCAAATTCCATGCTATGTGCCAAGAAGTGGCTAATCAGCTTGAATTCATGGGTAGAAAGCTCACGATGGAGCAATGGAAAGTGCTGTTTATTTCAGGTCATGCGATGGCCACCAATGAAAAAGCAGATGTTGTACCAGGTCTAGAGGGTGAGTTCGTAAACATTCGTGAAAGCTCAGCAAAAATGAGTGTTAAACGCATGGCAAGTCTAATTGAGTATGTAACAGCTTATGGCATTAGTCATGGTGTTAGATTTAACGACAGATACGGATTTTGGGGTAAATAATGGAAGATTTTTTAATTGTAATTGTGTCACTAGGAATGTTGTTTTTGGGCTGTATGTTGAAGGGTGATTTTCTATGAAGACGGAGTACAAATGCCCTAAATGCGGTGGTGAGCTTTCTGATT